AGTGCGGAGTCGCCCAGAAGTCGCTGGGGTGAAATGACTCAAGGTCTTGTACGCGAAATGCCGGGATCAGCGCCGGCCATCCCCACCCTACCCCTCATTAGCCCGGCCAGTCCTGGCATTTTTTCGCCTGTATGACGACAGCGATTCGGAACGCTGCCGCATGCACGCGAACGCGAGGTGAGACATGGAAAAAGTACTAAATCTTAAAGCCGGCGATTTGGTTCAACTCTCTCCAGAAGTGAGTAACCCGATGTTCGCCGGATGCATCATGACTGTTACAGACCCGAAATCATGGGGCGCTCAAGGATATGTTCAGGGCCTTGGCTCTGATGGAAAGCCGGGAGGCCAGGCCTACTTCCGGGCGAAATGGAGCGAGTTCGAATATGTAGGCTCTGCTGTGTGGGTGGCGTCATGAACACTGCATTGAAATACGGCCAGGAACTCTGGGACAACGCGCTACCGCCAGACAATGACGGCGACCGCGAGTATGTCACTGAGCAAGTCGGAAAGCTGCTGAACTGCGAGGACGGTGATTGCGTGCCGTTCCATGACAAGCGGCAGCGGGCCTTTTCCGGGCCTGACTTCACGGTCTACGGCTTTGCCGGATTCGTCCCGGAGTGGCTTGCAGAGGTCGACAGCAAAGAGTGCCCGATGACTCAGCTACTGCTTGCAGTGCGCCGTGGCGATCTGGAACTGGCGCAACGCATCTGGTTCCGCGTATTCGAATCCACGCTTATCGAGAACGCTGAACGACTGGTTAGGGAGAGACGCACATGACAATCACCATCGACCTGACCAAGGCCGCCCTAGTAACCATCTTCGGCGGCTTTTTTGTGGGCAGCATCCTGGCCTTCGCAGTGGCGTTTGTTGAGGTAGCCGGGCTATGAGGAGGACAGATGAATGAGTTGGCTTTATTCGCTGGCGCTGGTGGAGGCATTCTCGGCGGCCACCTCCTCGGATGGCGCACGGTATGCGCTGTCGAGTTCGAGCCCTACGCCGCAAGCGTTCTTGTCGCCAGACAAAATGACGGAATTCTCCCGCCCTTCCCGATCTGGGATGACGTTCGGACCTTTGACGGAAGACCTTGGCGAGGACTTGTTGACGTGGTTTCTGGCGGATTCCCGTGTCAGGACATATCAGCTGCCGGGAATGGAGCCGGAATCGACGGTGAGCGATCAGGCCTTTGGCGAGAAATGGCACGAATCGTCGGTGAGGTACGACCGCGATTCGTCTTCGTGGAGAACTCACCGCTCCTTGTTCGAAGAGGACTTGCCGTGGTCCTCGGTGACCTTACCGAGTTGGGGTATGACGCTAGATGGTGTGTTATGGGAGCCGCCGACGTCGGGGCGCCCCATAAGAGGGACCGCATCTGGATCGTGGCCCACACCGAAGGCGAACGACGGAGAGAAGTGCGGAAACTTCGATTTGAACAACCCTCGCAATGGTCTTCCTGCCGCGGCGAAGAAGTTCCCAACTCCTTTGGCATCGGACTGGAAAAGGAATGGTGCGCCTGGCGATCACAACAGGAAGTCCCCGTCACTTGGCGCGGTAGTTCAGAGATGGCCAACACCAAATGCATCCGATGCGAACAAGTGGAACAACCAGTCGCTTGCAGACAGAAAGGCGCGCGGCCAACAGGTTCGACTGAGCACAGCTGTATCGCCCCAGGGCGGAGCGGGTGGCCAGTTGAACCCGACGTGGGTCGAGTGGCTGATGGGGTGGCCTCTAGAGTGGACCGACTTAAAGCCCTTGGAAATGGCCAGGTTCCACGAGTGGCATCGACAGCATTCACCTATCTCGCGGCCGGATGGATCTGAGGAAGCAGCATGAATCAAAGACGCACAGCAATCTGGCTAGGCAGCCTCTTCGGTGGCCTGCTGTACCTGTTCATTCTCGCAGCCGGCCCGATCTGGGGCGGGATCATCACCGCAGAATCTACGCACCTGTCCGCAGCAGGCCGGTAATCCGCCAAGGCAACCACTTAACCTCTCCCTTCACTGGCTGCGCATGCGCGGCGAGGATCACTCATGTCCGCAGAAACCCAACTGGTCGAAGTGCCGGCCAAAGAAACCGCACTCCAAGTCTACTCGGCCGCCAATGGCCTTGACCCGTTCCTGGCCAAGATTCGCGAAGAGATCGACGGCTTCGTGCCAGACGTCACTACCCGCAAGGGCAGAGAGGCCATCGCCTCCATCGCCTACAAGGTCGCCCGCTCTAAGACGGCGCTGGACAATGTAGGCAAGGAACTGGTCGCCGAGCTGAAGGAAGTGCCCAAGAAGGTCGATGCCGAGCGTAAGCGCATGCGTGACCTTCTGGACTCCTGGCAGGCGGAGGTACGCCAGCCGCTAACGGAGTGGGAGCAGCGCGAGGAAATGCGCAAGGCCAAGCACCAGGCCGGCATCGATCAGATCAACCTGCGTCTTGAATGCCGCGACCTAGATTCGACCGAGTTGAAAGCCAACATTGAATGGCTGGAAGGTCTCTTGATTGGCGAGGACTGGGGAGAGTTCGAAACCGAGGCCGCCCGTACCAAGGACAAGGCCCTGGCCGCGCTGCGCGAAGCCCTCGTTGCACGCGAGAAGTATGAAGCCGAGCAGGCCGAACTGGAGCGACTGCGCGCCGAAGCTGCTGCTCGCGAGCAGAAAGAGCGCGAGGAGCGCATTGCCCGCGAAGCAGCCGAGGCCGAGCGCCTTGCAGCGGAACGACGCGCCCAGGAAGAACGCGAAGCCGCCGCTCGCCGCGAAACCGAGGCAAAGGCTGCCGCCGAGCGCCGGGAACTGGAACTGCGACTCGCTGCCGAGAAGGCGGAGCGCGAGAAGTTGGAAGCACAGCAACGCGCCGAGCAGGCTGAGCGTGATGCACAGCGGCGCGCCGAAGAAGCCGCTGCCGCAGAGCGCCAACGGCAGGCAGACGAGCAAGCCAGGATCGAGCGCGAGGCAGCAGCCCGAGAAGCCGACAAGGCCCACAAGAAAGCCATCAACAACGAAGCCCTGGCGGCGTTCGTCGCTGGTGGCATGGATGAGTCATCCGCGAGACGGGCGGTCACATTGATAGCCCAACGGAAAATTCCTGGCGTCCACATTTATTATTGAGGTCGCGAATGAACAACAGATCTGTTCTGGTTAGCGGAGTAGGAATAAACGACGCCGATTACACAGTAACGATAAATGAAACGGTCTCTGGTCGAAAAAAACAGGTGTGGGTTTGCCCGATTTATTCGACATGGAAGCATGTTATCGAGCGCTGCTACAGCAGGGAGTTCCAGAAGAGATGTCCGACATACGCGGGCTGTGAGGTTGTTCCCGAATGGAAAGTTTTCTCAGGGTTCCGGTCATGGATGATGACGCAGGACTACGCAGGGAAGCAGCTAGATAAAGATCTTCTTGTCCCTGGAAACAAGATATATGGGCCAGACACATGTGTGTTTCTGCCTTCCGAAGTCAACTCATTTCTGACCGAAAACAAATCAAGCCGAGGACCCTGGGCGGTAGGTGTTTGCTGGAATAAGTGGCGAAAAAAATTCCATGCGCGCTGCAAAAACCCATTCAGCGGGAAGACTGAAAATCTCGGTTACTTCGACAGTGAACACGAAGCTCACTCAGCATGGAAGGCTAGAAAGAATGAGCTGGCATGCGAGTACGCCTCGATTGAGAAAAACCCCATCGTAGCTCGTGCACTGCGGACTAGATACGCAAATTCATATTTAACTTCCTAATGAGGTCGACATGAACCAGATCGCCAAACGCCAAGAGTCGGCGCCAATCGTTCAGGCAGGAGAGTCTGCCACCATCTTGCAGGTTATCCAGCGTGCCGCTGCTGACCCTGCGTGCGACATCGAGAAGATGGAGCGGCTTATGGCCATGCACGAACGGATGCAGTCCCGCAGCGCAGAGGCTGAGTTCAACGCATCCATGGCCGCCATGCAAAGCGAATTGCCGAGCATTGCCGAGCGTGGCGCTATCACCGTCAACGGCCAAAAGCGCAGCAACTACGCGACCTTCGAAGACATCAACGACATCGTGAAGCCGATCATGCAGCGGTTCGGTTTCGCAGTGAGCTTCCGCGTCGAGACTGTTCAGACTGGCGTTTCGGTTACTGGAATTCTGATGCACTGCGCCGGACACCGAGAGCAGACGACGATGCTCGTTCCGCTAGACACAAGTGGCAGCAAGAACGCCGTTCAGTCTCTTGGATCATCGGTCAGCTACGGCAAGCGTTACGTGCTGTCCGCACTGCTGAACATCACCACTCGCGGCGAGGACGACGACGGCAACGCGGCTGTGCCGCCAAAGAAGCTCATTACCCAAGCTCAGGCGCAGCAACTGAAAACCCTTCTCTCCCAATGCCTTCAGGACACGCAAGAAGCCTTCGATGCTATGTACGGCTCTGCTGAGGGTGTCCCATCCGCCGACTTCGATGCGGCACTGGCACGGCTTACCAAGGCTCGCGAGCGCGCCAAGCGCTCCCAGGAGTGAATCATGCAGATCTTCAAGGACCTGGAGCAGGGCTCCCAGGAGTGGCTTGACGCGCGTCTTGGAATCGCAACCTGCTCCGAACTGGGCGTGTTGATGGTTAACGGCAAAGGCCAGGCAGGGTTCGGCGTTGGCGCCTTCACTTACATGGACCGTCTAATTGGTGAGCGGATCACCGGAGCAGAGGCCGAGCCATGGCGTGGTAACGGTAGCAGCGCCAGGGGTCACAAGCTTGAGCCGGTTGTGCGCGACTTGTACTGCCTGCGCACAGATACCGAGCCAGATCAGATCCAGCAGGCCGGGATCATTCTGAACCACGGGATCGGCTATTCGCCGGATGGACTGGTCGGCGACAACGGCCTGATAGAGGTGAAAACCAAGGTACCGGAAAAGCTGGTTAGCGTGATCATCGCAGGCGAGCTGCCTTCCGAGCACGCGGCTCAGTGCTATGGAGGCCTTTGGGTTTCGGAGCGCGAGTGGATCGACTTCCTCGGCTACTGGCCAGGCATGCCGCTTTGCATGGTGCGCGTCCACCGCGATGAGGCCTACATACGCAAGCTGTCCGAGCGAGTAAAGACCTTCTACGAACTGCTCGAGGAGCGCATGGAAAAGGTGCTAGGGGTGGCAGCATGAGCCAGGACTTGCATCGAGACGAAATAGCCAGCCAGGTAGATGCGTTCCTAGCCAGCGGCGGAAAGATCGCATCCATCCCAATCGGCATGTCGGGAGACAAGGACGTCCAGTGGAACGGTAGGTCGGCACGAAAAGCTAAGCCAGGGCAGACCGACGCCGCGCACGCTGCGTTCGAAAGCAACCGCCGAGAGAATCGCAGGCTGCTATCGCAAACAGTCCGTTACTGCGCAGACAAGGGGATGACTATCTCCGCCACCGCAGACGCAATGGACCTTGACCGCGCTACTGTCCGCAAGATCGCCGCCGAGCACGGCATCAGGTTCGGGCATCGTTAGCGCCGCGACTCCCTCTCCCCGAACAGGAATAACCCCATGCACCAGCTAACAGCGAATCACCGCCCTTGCGGTGTGACGGTCACCGGCTGGCCTGAAGAAAGCCAGCTCATGACACCGGACGAAATTCTGCTCATCGCGAGATCGGTTAAGCAGATGGCGATCAACCAGTCCCAGGGCGCCGA